CCCCCGTCACCGCCGTCACCGCTGGTAAAGCGCCCTTGGGCATCACGCGCTCCGCCCCCACTCGCCGTTGTGGATGTTCCCCCGCCGTTTACCGCGCCGCTTGCACCCGCTACCTGAGCAGCCCCCGTGATTGCGCCCGCACCACCCGCGCCGCCTACTAACAGATTTTGAGCGATGTCCTGAGCCCGCTTTAGCTCGGTGACTAATCTTTCGATGGACGCCTGTGCTTCCACGTCGTCGATCTTAATCTGGATTCGGGTTGTGTGTTCTTCCCTCACGGGCCTCTCTCTCCCACTTGTCGATTAGGGGATCGCCCGTGACGGGGATCCCCGCTGCATCCAGAGTGACCCCAAAATTCTCTCGCCAAACGTCTTCGTCTAGCCTCAAAAGGATCGCTTCTAAGAAGTCACCTGGCCCCAAATTCGGCCACAGCGGATGTATCGTGGATGTCGGAAGCGGTGGCAATACCGACTGGATCAATGGATACCCTGGAGTGGCTCGAATCTCCTTCACCCGCTCCGCGGTTTCCTGAAAACCAACGTGCATCGTGCTCCCTACACGATGCGTATAATTGCGCGGCCAATTCTTCGTCTTCCGCGGCATGACTCAAAAGCCATTCTGGTGGATTGCGTAATTGCACTGAGATAACGCCAAGAGATGCCGCATGGAGCTGCGCACCAGGGGGCAACGTGGCCCAAGGACGGCCCGCCACATCTGCGGCAATTCGCGAAGACTGGAACCGCTCATCCCCTGTCATGACACGACTTGCGACCGAGCCCTCGTACTTCACACCCTCAGGCGACGTGTACCTAATCGACCACACCTGTTCGCGCTGAATAAACTTCGGCTCGGTATCAATGGGCTTCTTGGCGTCCTCTGCGAGCTTGCGAAGATCCATAGACTACACAACCCCCGCTTCATCATAGAGCTTACGCGCTTGCCAGGTCGCGTTCGTGGTCATTACGCCCGTGCGGTCAACGCGCCAACTGCGGCTTTCGCATTTCGCGCCGTCGATTTGCCATCTGACCTTTTCATCGACATGATCGTAGATTTGAAATGTCAACTCAGGGAAGTTGATCACAATCTCGGTCCCGCCACGGGGCCAGATCCCCATCTCGGCTAGTGACTGGTCCAAGATACGAACGAAATCGCACGAGAAGGACACTGTGCGGCCAATAGCTTCGATCTCTTGGGTATCAATGTCCCCAAGGACATCGACACGCTGGAGCGCGATATTCTCTTGCCCATTAACGCCTTGCGCCCAACCGATTTCCTTACCATTGGCCAGGATCTTAGCCCTGGCTCCCGCGAATGCCCGTGGCATAAGTCAACTCCTATACACTGGCCGCTATGCGTACCACATTTGCAATAATCTTAATGAAGTTTAGCGGCTCGACCGCGGCCACCTCATAGCTGATACTGAACGTATCCCCTAGATCTTCGATGATCAAATTTTGCCAGGCCTTGATCACGCCGTCGCGGACCTGGTCTTCGAGACTAGACTGCGTAAATCCTTTAAGCGCGGAAGACGTGCTTGATAATATAGGGTTCCCGATTTCGATGTTCAGGCGATTACGCAATGTGCGAACCGACGTGTTCACGGACTCATTCGCGGATACTTCCGAATAAATCGGGTTATCATCCGACATGTACGACGTGACCGACCGCTCAATCCGCCAACCCAGAGCGTCGTAGCTCAGAGACGCAATGCCTTTTTGAATGGCCTCGTTTGCGTCGAGTACGCCGTTCCACTCACCTATCACGTCAAGGACCGCTGGCCGCTTCCTGGTCAAAGGGGTAGCCACGGCGGTTCCTGCCTGCATACAGGCCATCGTCAACGCCGTGTAGGGGGGATCGAGCGTGGGAGTGGACCCATCAGGGGCCGCTACCTTGATCGACTGCCCGCAGACCGCGACGTGTCGGGTATTGAGCTTGGACGAATATCCATCGAAAACTTCCGTCAATGTCTTACTCGCAGGCGTGCCCACCCAGGCGCATCTCTCGTAACCATACAAGGCGGCATCATTGCAGTGCGCGACAACCGCCTGATGCACACCCACGTCGGTAGACATGGACACAACAATCTGAATATCGCTCGCCACGACTGCGGCCAAGGCGGTTGTATGTCCGCCCAGGATCGCCGCGGCTTGAGTGCCTCCCAGAAGAAACCCGCTGCCCGCAACGGGGGGCTTCGTGGCGCTTGCTGTCCGTTCGGCACTTACGAACGCCGACGTATTGACCGCTCGCACGATTTCATACAGGTCTGCACGCCATTCCTTGACTGCCCCGCCGATTCCCTGCTCAGGAAGCTCGTCGATTTCTCCTGCGGGGATACCTCCCAGGCGCGGGTTCTTTTCGACAACCGTGAAGCCCGCTGCGCCCCCGATTAAATCGGTGACTTCCTTGATATTTGCAAAATTGGCGGGGTCCAGGTTAAACGCATGGCCGGACACAGTTAGCGTTTCATTGCCGCCCGCCCCCGTGGTGTAGTCGAGAGCCGTGATTTCTGCAAAAGAGCTGGCACCAATGGCGGTGAGGTTGCCTGCTGGTATCGTAATGTTTTCAGTAAGAGCTGCACCCGCTGCGCCCTTGCCCGTGACCGTGACGACCACGTCTTGTTGCTCAGCGTTCGAGACGGACAGCGTAATCGTGGTACCCGCAGAGTCACATCGAGCATGAGGGAGTTTGGGGACGGCGAACACTTCGTCTGTTTTGCTCGCGACCAGAGCCTCGTTGATCTCCCAGACAATTTTGTACTTGTCGTTCGCGTCGAAAGTGGCCTTCGCTCCGTCGAGCAAGCCTCCGTCGTAGGTCAACGTGAAAACCGCGCCGGACTCGATGGCTGTGAATTTCTCGGTCTGCCCGTTGTACTTGAGGATAATATCCTTGGCGTTTGCATTGGCTGCATTGACTGCGATTTCTGCAAATATGCGGTTGCCTGCATTGCCCCATAAGCGCGACTTGAGCACCAGCGAGTCGGCTGCGCCATCGCTGAAAGTCTTACTTGCCACAGTGTTAACGCCCGCGTTAACAAGCGTGAGAGTAGCAGCACCGCCCGCCACGCGATCATCGGTTGACGGAGAGAACGCAAGCTTCGCGATCTGTTGGGTCCCCGCGTCTCCGAGAGACCAATCGGACAATGCCCGTGCGTTGGAAAAAGTGTAGGGAATCATCGTTTTGAACAGGGGAAAATCCCCTACAACCGCCACGTTGCCGGTCGACACACCGCTGCCCCCCAAAGCGGAAGCGTCAATAACCGCGTAGATGCCAGGTCTATATAGGCGTAGACCATTCAGATTCATGCTGGAAGGCATAATTATCTCCTAAAGGGATTCCGAGAGAGCATAGCTCTTTTCGAGTCATTCATCCAGAGTGACCCCGCCAGGGAGCCCTGCTCCGACCGTGGGATCTACATTGTTTTCGTTTTTTATATCAGTCGCCAGCGTTTGCCAGAACTTTGAGGCGGGCGCTACGATCTCAGGAATAGAGACTTCGCTGATTGCCTCGTACCGCTGCCGCCGCACGTACACGCCTAGATCTTCCGCCATGAGTTGGTCATCGGGCGCAAGATCTTCGGCACTTGAATAATGCACATCGAGATACTGTTTCATGAAGACAGGCCCCAATCGTGACACTAGCGCCCGACACACGACATGTAGTGCGCGTGTGATCTCAGGGTGGTTAGACATGATGGTCACTGACACCGTCTGGCGAATGATAATTTGCTGTACCGCCCGTTTTGTATCGGGGTCACGATACGCAAATTGACCTAGCGCGGGCTTCTCCGCTTCGGACTCGCTTTCGAGCTGGACGACCACGAGCGGAAAATTCTCCGCGCCTGGAGCAAACGCGGCGCGAAACTTAGGCTCATTGTCGTTAAGGTGCTGCCACCACGTTTGTAGCAGGGATTCTTTCACGCCAAAAAACAGCTCACTAAAGTGCGCGAAGCTGTCTCTGTAGTCAACCCAACCCCCTTGGAGCCCATGCAATAAATGCAAATCGAAGATGCCCGCCATTAGAGCACCGCCAATATCTTCTCGCGGACGTCCTTCTGGACCTCCCTGCCGAATCGGCGGGGCTTAACTCCCTTTGACTGCCAGGCCATCGGATTGGTATTGGACAATGACGCCGTGCGGAATGTGGAGAATCGCGAGGTTTCGCTCTTGCCACTGGCCCCTTTTTCCGCCCCAAACAAGTATCCCCCCGCGACGCCCGTTGCCGCGTGGTGTGGCTTTAGCCGCTGCCCGATATGGGCGGGGATGGTAGCGCCCCACGCTGTGCGTTGTCGCCCCACGTCCGCGGAAAATACACGTTCCCCACGCTCGTTCGCCGCTTTGAAAATATCCATCACGTCCTTGCCGCTCGCGGACTCTTGGAGAGCGGAAGCACTCTGATCAAAGTTTACAATTCGATAGGGCGAACCGCCCGTTTTCGATGGGCGAATACGCGAAGAGCCCTCCCGCTGCGACGTGAGCAAGTGCTTCCGAACGTCGTAGGGGCCGTATGTCCCAATGCCCCCTGGTCCCATGCCAAATTCCACGATTCGGGCAAGCGTCGCATTACCGCCTCGGGCACTCGACCCCGGCAACTCCACGACTACTTCATCTTCTGTGACTAGCGCGATCTGGATGGACATCTCGTAGGCGTTGCGGGTCTTCCCAAGGGCGGACGCCTTCTTTTTCCACTCGTGTACGATTATAGACGCGACGCGCCCCATGCGTTGGCGACGGCCCTTTCCGTGAAGGCCAAAAGTACTCGCGTCAATATCGTCAATGCGAATATATGCCATTACTCGTTGTCCTGGCCCAGAAAGTCGAGCCTAGCATTGCACATGATAGGCAGGGGGGCGAAGACCTCGTCAGGGTTCTTGCGCTTGGTGAAAGTATCCCGAAACGCATGGGGGTGGTCAATCACCACAAATCGGGGGTGGGCGTAGTACGAGATTGCAAATCTAACCCCCTCGGCGGGAGCGTTCCCCGAAGCATCCCCTAGCGCCCAATCTATTTCCCCTGCCGCTGTAACCTCAAAATCTTGACCAGGGATCAAGGATAGGCCCACGTCGGTTGTCCCATCGACATTTGCTTTGTGCGCGTGGAGTACGTTTATGTCGGTTGCGCCTTGCACTAAGTCCAGAGAGCGGGTCACCACGGGTAGCTTCAAGGTCGTGATCGCCCCTGCGGCCCGCACTCTAGTCTCGCGATACAATAAAACGGAGTTGATCATCGTGAAGCGGTCGCCCCACGCGGGCAAGTGTTCTGGGAGCAACGAGATAGATACCATGCCTGTGGCATACTCGCCGTATGCGCGGAACCGCTCGGGATTCTCCGTGGCGCTTGTAACGCCCGCTTTCACACGTTGCGACGAATGATAGAAGTATCCCTTGCCTTTGCACATTGAACAATCTAAGCGTGCCTCTGCCGTGCGCGAAGCTTGCGGAACCGCGAAACTGCCATCTAAAGTAATCTCGTCGCTGCGCCTTCTGCAAGGGCATTCCTGCGCCTGCTCCCAGGTCAGATCAAGCCCTGCTTTGTATAGGAATTTGCGGAATTCTTCGGGGCGAAAATCGACACGCGGCCCTAGCTTGGTCGGTACGCGGGAAGGGAGCTGCATTAGATTGCGCCCATGTTGATAGCTTTATATTTGGCGCGGAGCGCGGGCAGTAGGGATTTTAGCTCACGCTCAAACTGCAAAACACGGGCACCGTAGCCCGCATTTGTGGCGCTAGAATTGTGTACAATCACGCCCGCTTCGAGTCCGAAACAATGATGCTCGTCCACCGTAATGTCGTATAGCCACTCCCTGCGGCCAGTCTCATTCACACTGACCACCGTGATAAACGGCTCATCGGTGACCAGGGAACAGGGGGTCAGGGGTATTCCAGGTCGCAGCTCACCCGCCGGAATGTACTCCCCGCCATACGTCCTAAAAGGATGGCTCGCGTTGCAAAGTACGTGCTCTCCAGTCGATAGATTCACCTGGAGCACGTCATCCTTGATGGTCTTTCGTGCCGAATGGCCAATGCCAACGCGAGGATGGCCAGTGTCATCGACACACGCCACCGCGAATTCAGACACATCGACGAGGCTTTTGATCGTGGGGCGCGTGCCATCAGTCAACGCAATGCGCGTGTTCTTATGCAAACAGGTTGTTCCGAGAGATTGTGAGAGACCGTCCACTCCCACATGTAGATTTGCAATGCCCGCGCCTGCAATGAGATCGCCTGCCACGTCTAAAGGCAAAAGTGCCGCCTTGTAGCCGATGGCCTGCTTGATGTCAGCGGGTAGAGTCGAAATCACGACCTCAAAATCTGTTTCTGCGGGCGCTGCGGCGCTCAATTCGAGCGTAATCGACTTGGACCCTCTGGTTTTCACCTTTGCCGTGATCCCATTCCCCGCAAGCGGGTTCGTAGAGATCACAGGCTCATACCGCAGAGAAATCACAGGGGACAATGTTGTAGTGCCCGTGGTCTCCCCGTTAGGGACAGTCACAGTCACCGCCCGAGTCTCGAACCCCGCTGTATAATCGAAGTGAAAATACCCTGGGACATAGCGTTGCGGCTGGAGTACGTCACCTGTGATCAAAGGGATCCCATGCGTAAACCGATAACTTGAGTGCAGCGACTCTTCGGACGGGATTAGGTGGATTTGACCATGCACGGGGCTAACGAGCTGCGCCCACGTCACAGGCAGCTCTGCGGGCGCAAAGCCACCAAAGCGGACTTGCATCTTATCCATCTTGAGCACAGGGCGATGGTCCAGGCGAAACGGCCAAAAGCCAGAGCGGTTAGCCTCGTAGGCGTCGTGCTGCTCGCCCGTTACCTCGAAGGGGTCAATCGTGATCCCAATATCATGCTCTAAGAACGCAACGCTGGCAGAGATAGCTTGTGAATATATAGCGTCAGGATACGCGGTGCCGTCGTCAAGCGTAAGGTCGACGCCCACAAGGAAACGATCCTTGAGCCAGGCAGGGGTCAACTCGTCGAGAATACTGGCCACGGCGCTCCCTCACATTCAGGACTCTTTCGGCTTCCGGCCTCGGCGCTTGGGGGCCGCGGCTTCTGCCTTGGGCTCTGCCTTGGGCTCTGCCTTGGGCTCTGCCTTGGGCTCTACGTGGGCGTCATCCACCAAGTACAACGATGTCCACTCCCTAAAGATGTGGAGCTGCGCACCTTCCGGCGTCGGAGACAATGCCCCATCGGATGCAATGGCGTAAGAGACACCGCCTACATTAATCTGAGCCCCAAAGTACGCACTATCGCGACATCGAACAATCATGCAGGCTCCTTCCGGTCGAGAAAATCGGGGCTTACGCGACATTCGCGCAAACCCCCTTGCGATCCTCCCGAATTACGCGATGCCAACATTTTTTAAGACACGCATCTTCGACGGAATTTTGACGACGCAGCTTAAAAACATCATGAGAAGAAAGGGCCGCGTGGTTTGGACCTCTGCTAATGGGCGACGAAGGTAGTCAAGTAAGCGGACGACCTGTAGATAATTCGGATCATGCTTGATCATGACAACGCTCGACGTACCAGGGATCACGGCGTTGATGTCCGTAAAGACATCCTCGGAGGTCCCAGGGTTTGAGTTGCTCATTTGACCAATGAATTGATGCTTACCGGCCTGGCTACCTACCGGAGAGCGGTACACTCGGAAGAAGTCGGCAGTAGCGTGCGCGTGCATGGTGATCACGGTGGACTTGCCCGCGACAATCGTGGCCTTTGCAGTTTGAACCGCAGCGCCATAACCAGCCGAATTACTGACCGGTACGATCTTATACCAGTATTCGCCTGCGTCGGCGGCGACAAAGAGAGATGCCGCATCTACAGGATTGGCGATAGACTTGACGGTGGCCGCTGCCAGGCCATGTCCGCTCGCAGCCGCGGGGGCATCCCACGAATTGAACAAGAAGGGCGCGGCCTTTACAGGCACAGACCCATACGGGGCCATGATGTTGAGCTGCTGAGCGCCGAAGGTGAAGCTCGAACCGTCACTCACCTTGAGCTGATCGTGACGCCCAAACTGGACGGTGGAGTTAATCAGGTCACCATGCACGCGGGGCTCGACATAGATGCAATCGGGGCTTCCGTAAAACGGGGCCGCGTACACATCACTAAGAGTTTCCTGCAATCGAGCAGCCGTCAAAGACGCACCGCGCATGTCAACGACAGACTTGGGCTCAGCACTGATCTGCTTAATGACACCGTCGAACCCAAGCGCGTTGGCATCTTCATCGCCGTGCCAAAGCTCCCGCTCCAACTTCGACATAAGCCGAATGGTTCCGCGCTCGGTCTCTTCGGCCAGGGCCGTAGGGTTAGGACCGACTAAAGGATTGATTGTGCTCGCGACGTCGGTAATTTGACGCATTTCGGAAAGATATTTCACCTTCAAAAATTTACGCTCATATTCCGTTTTGTTCATGGCGGGGATTCCGCCCTCTGCCATATATGGCGATAAATCGAGACCATGCTCCTTGATCACGTTGTATTCGTGGACCGTCGATCCGACCTTCACTTTGGGTATATTCTTCCAAAGAGCGATCTCGTTCATGGTGAACGTGGCGCTCGCCAAGCTGGCCTCAAGGCTCTGCGGCACCAGGGCGGACAGACTGCCCGCGCCCGAGATGCTCGCGGGGGTCTGATACCCGACATCGCCGCTCTTACGCAGCATGTCGTTGAGGCGCATTAGGTCCTGGACCGGCACCGTCTCGTTAATTCCTGGAAAATTCATGCTTAATGCTCCTTAGTGCAGTGCCAAGCTTTGGCGAACGTCGGCAATAGGCACGCCGCTCTCAATTTGAACAATCGCCTTGCGCAAGGCGTGACTGCGAGCCGTATCGGTACCTGCTTGCAGCTCAGTGAGAGCCTTCTCGATGAGATGGCGGGGGCTTTCGTCCTCGCCGGTCTCGCCGGTCTCTTGAGGCGAGGCGAGGGGCCTTGCGGGGGTTCCAAACGCTTTAGCGGCGATGGGCTCGCTCAGCGACTTTTTCACAGCCTCCACAGATTGCTCGACCTGAGCAACCGCGGTATTTTGACCGATGAGAAAATCTCGAACGGCTCGCATCTCTTCGCCAATGGCCAATAATCCCTTGGCCAACGCATCATTTTGCGTCCGAACCTCGTTCAGGAGCGCGTCAGCTCCCTTGGTCACGGCCTCGGCTACGTCTTGTGCTTCGCGGATAGCTGCGTCGATCTGCGGCTGCGGCTCGGTCTGCATGGCCTCGGCCACACCGTCGAGTGCTTTTTGCAATCGTTCAACGTCAACATCTTCGGGGGCATCAGAGCTAAAGCCCTTTGCCAGATTCATCGCTTGATCTTCTGCGACGCCGCTGGCGACCAAATGCCGGTATAGCTTCTCGTTCATGGGATAGCTCCTAGACAGCCCTATAGGGGTTTGATTCTTTTTGCAGGATGGTCCCCCGCAAAACATATTGCAACTACGGGCACACTAGATATAGTTAGCGCCCTAGATTTTGTGAGAAGTCTCGGGCGAGCTGTAAAGCACGTTGGTATCCAAGCGACGGGAACGCTTCCGAGATCATCCCTGCTAGGTGGTCAACGCTCACTCTCTTTCTTCCGCGGAGCGCCCTCGCCGCAAATGTGGATATTGCGGTATTACCCCCCATGCTCTGCGGTACCAGGGCGGACAGACTGCCCGCGCCCGCCAATTGTGGGGATTGTTGGTATCCGATGTTGCCCCCCGCGTTGAAAGCAAGCGACTTTAATACGTCGAGGCGGGCTTCTGCACAAACAGGGTGTGCAGTAATTGCAATATTTAACACCTTGGATTGGATGATCCGATCACCTTCACGCGCCTTGACCTGGCCCTCGACGCTGAAACCCAGGCGGCGATCCGTCTGGCTTTTGGCCATTGCGACCGCGGTCTCGTAGATCTCACGGGCCTTCGGCTTGTGTAGGTAAAGAACCCCCTCAATTCGAGTGGCGGGGTGGCCTTTGTGGATAGACTCGACAACCGTCTCGGGGTGGCCCAGGACGTTGTCAGGACCAGCGGCGTGCTCGTAATTAAACCAGCCTTTGCTCAACGCATAGGACCAGTCGATCCCTTTTTGCAAAAGGCGATCACCCTGCTGGTCTAATTCCTCGGTTGAGACAATGCCGCCAATGCGGCCCGTCATCGCCTCGGAGTCTGCTGCGGAACCCTTCATTACGTCGAAGGGTGCCCAAACTGCAAAAAAGTCATTATTCATCAGTCATCACCATATCACCGTCCACAATCGTCATACCAGGTGGGACCATTCGCGTGTCACACCGGCAATTAGGGTGGATGGGCCAAATTGTTGCCCGCCAATCGTTCGCAGGCTTCCCTACGTTTGTACCATTCGCCAGCAAATCTTTCACACTAAAGACAATAGGGTTATCAATGGGACCAAAGAGCCGCTGACAATGTCGGCAAGCGCCGCTCTCGTGAATCCTGGCGATTTGGCAGTCTTCGCCAAACAAATCGACGCCTTCGAGGATCACCGCGTCGTTGTATGCGCCTTGCAACTCCGTTTTTGCAATTCTCAGCCAGTTGTGCGCGTACATGCCCGTGCGGTTGGCCAGCCTAGCGGCCAGCGCCCGCGCATCCCGCGACTCGATCATCTCTCGTGCGACTTCTTCGCGGATCACGTCAAGGCGCTCTGTGCGCTTCTCGGGATCCGCTTCCGCGACAATCTTTTCCTCGTACCACTCTTCGCGGATTTTGTTTTCGAGGTCGAGGCCCATCTGCTGGCCCAACCCGCGGGCAAACTCCCCGGCGCGATTCACAGACTGCACATATCCATACGTTTCGTTTGGCGTGAGACCCGGAGGCACCTGGGGCACGATGGGCGGGCGCGTTGATGGCGGCGGGGGATCTGGTCGAGGTAAGACCACCCCCACGCCGCTGTCCAGCTCAGGCGTAGGCATGTCTGCCCGCGCTTGCGTGATCGAAGCGTCGACCGCGACCTTCCAGTCGTCGATTCCCCAACCGCGCATGATGGCTAGGGCCTCGGAGTCTTCGTAGTTGCGCCCGATATGGTGGTTCGCGTGTAACAGGAATTCAAAATAGTCACACTCGTTTTCCATGCCCAGGATTGTCAGGCCGTTGAGGTTTTGAGCGGGGATCAAGCCCTGGGCGACTAATTCGCTTAGCCGTTCGGCGGGCAGGCCGCTGGCATCAGCGCCAAACAGCTCAACCAGGAACGCATCGTGGTGGTCCGCGATAACCTGCGTCGTAAGACGTTGCATCAGGTCATACCCTACGTCACTCACTCGCCGCCTCCACGCGCCTGATTAAATCGGCCTGTAGCTTTTCGAGCCTTGCGCTGTACAAGTCGCCCATGCCCTTGGCTAGGTCTTCGATCAATTGCAGCTCACCGCCCCGCTGGCGGTACGGTCCAGCTTTTAGCAATGCCCCGCAGCAAGTGACGCCCGCCTGTTCCAAGGCCGTCTCTAGCGCCTTGGCCGCCTTTTCGAGTAAATGGTTAGGATCACCGTTCAGCTCGCCAGGGAAGGATTCTGATATTTGCAATTTCATCGCTGCATCCAAAAGTGTAAAGCCTTGTCAAACATGCTCATTGTCGCATCATCGCGCTCCGGGCCATCCTGCTCTGCCTTCTTTTGCTCTTCTTGCTCTTTGGCATACGCCGCGAGCATTGCTTTCTCACGTCGCTTGTAGTCGGCGTCCGCTTTCTTTTGCGCTACTCGAATCTCTGCGTTTTCCTGTGCTCGACCAATCGCGGTGTTCAACGCCATTTCCATAAACTCAGCGGCAGACGGCTTTTTGCGAAACATATCCTTTGCTGCGCTGGCTTCTTTATCCACCTGTTCCATATAATTCTGCATCACCCAGGACAGTTGGCTAGGCCCCGGTCGTCGAATCAAAGCCTCAAACATCTGGCGAACCAGCGGGTCTGTCTCCACTGGCTGTGGCTCGAACACCTGGTCGCCGCTCTTTGGATCTGTCAAATCCGCTTTGAGCTGCGAGAAATACGCATCAATTCGCCGTGTGAGTAGGTCTTGGTCGCGGCTCGACTTCGCAAGAAGCTTCCGGTCCACGAAATCGTTATAGGCGCGTAGCGCGTGCTTCAAAGGCTCCTTGATTTGGTAATCCGCATCCCCTGCGCCTGCCTGGATTGCGTATGGAACCGATTTAGCGATGGTCTTGACCATTTCGGGGGGTGTCCCGCTTAACAAATCAACATCATCCACTACATGTCCAAGTAGCACTCGCGCCACTAACCGCTTCCCATCTTCGTTTAGCTGAGACCCGAGAGCCCCGCCCGCCCCTGGCTTGTAATATTGGTTCGCGTTCCTGTCGTCAATCAGTCCTACTTTTCGGAGCTGGTCAAGAAACGCTTTATTGCGAGGGTGGCCATCGTCGTTGAGTCCCTGCGAATCGAGAAAGTGATCAATGGTCTCGTCGGGATCCATCTCACGAGCTAACGCTTTGAGCACATCCTCGTCTATGCGACGGCCCAGAGCTACTTGCATTGCCCGTGGGTCCAGACCCTTTGTGAAATTCTCGTTCATTTGCTGGACTAGCAGCTTGAGATTCCGGTCGCTCGTGTTCTCGGGCTCGACCACGCGGACAAGCATAGGATGTTCGAGGGCCTCCACGTCATCGGCGGAAAACCCAAACTGCCCCGCGTTCTCTTTGAGGTACGCTCGGAGGCGCTGATCGTGTTCACCACCGGCCAAATCGGGATCTGTAAAAATCACCTGTTGGGACATTGCTCGCGAATTGCCCCCTAGCACCGTGCCGTCATCGAGAATCATCGGCGGGCCGTTGACGGAATCGGGGTTCGTATTGACCCAGAACGCCGGTTGCGGCGTGCGCTCAGGGCTCAGCCCTGCGTTATCTCGAACGCCCTGTTGAAGCTGCTTATCGGTGTGATACGGCCTGGTCTGGAGCCCCGCGGGATACTCCGCGTTTTCGGAAAACCCTTCCCACGGGATATGTGAAGGCCGGACGGACTTGGCCTCGCGCAGCTCGTAACGTGCCTTTAGTTGGGAAGCCTGCCCTCCCTCGCCCGCTACGAAAAGCATACACTCGGCACCTTTGGTCCTGGGCTCGGCGCGGGGGGCCGCGGCTTGAATCTCATTGATTGCGCCGACTTCGGCCAGAGCGGTGGGGTCTAACGCCATACCGGGGTATGCCTTGACCAGGAACCGCAGCTTTGCGAGCGCCTCGCTGGCCATCGCCTGTGCAATGGCATCACTTGGAATGTTAATATCTAACTCTTCCTGCTGTGCGGGAGGGCCTCGCTTCATAGGCCGCGGGCGCGTCATCAGCTTACGCAATCGCTCAAGCTCACTATCGGCGTTGGCGATCACTTTCTCGACGGCCTTTTTCGTCCTGGGCAGGTCGAGAGCCGCGGCTATGTGCTCGGGCCGAACCTCAACCGTATCAAGGGGGGCGGTCTCCGATTGTGCAATGCGCTCTGCCGCCCCTCCAATCGTCTGGTATTGACTTGTGATCCACGCGGTCCCCGGCTTGAGCATCGCGCCCAAGAACGTGGCCCGCGCCTCGGGCACCCACCCGCGGCGGGCTAGGGTCCAGCGAATCGAGCGTTGAGCATCGAGCGCCGAGATGCCTGCACGACGGAAGGACTTGCGCAAGCGCCGGTACACATCAGGCGCACGGGCACGTAGGTCAGCCATTCTCATCGCATCGCTATCGCCTTCAAGCTCAGCAAGCAACTTGCGCGGAACATGTCGCAAAATCGCATTGGCGTGCTGGCGGGCTCGTTTTTCCGCGGACGCCATGTAGGCATCCCCGGCAACTTTTCGCATTTTCTCGGCCCATTCATCGTGAGAGAGCGTTAGTTTCTTGCCATCCCACTCGACTTCGAGCTTGTCATCATCGACGGAGAGCACTTCGAGGGAGTGTCCTTTGACGCGGATTGTTTCCCCGGCCACTGCGCTGCGGGCCACGCTCGATTCGGCGTAGTAGTAGCGCCAGGGTCGTTTGGGGTCGCCGGTCGGCGTGCGTCGGATATACTTATGGGCTCGCGCCTTGTGCAGCAACCCGTGAAACCCTTTCCGCATCATGCGGTTTGCAGGAATATCAAATTCGGAATCCAGCTCCGCGAGAATATGCGCGGACAGCATCCCTAATGATTTCTGCATCACTTGCTCCAGCTCAATCGTGTACCCACTCACGGTTTGGGACCGCGGGGCCAAAGGGACAAGGCCAGGCTCGTTGATACCACGGCTTGTCTTTGTTATTTCAGTGGGCACGACTCGTTTAATACGCATTGTTCCGCCCGTGATAAACTCGTCTTCGTTTGGGTGTGCAGAAAGATCTCGGATATAAGATCCGGTCTCAGGCGCAAGTTGAAAGACAACGGGTACATACCCCTCGCCTTTACCCTCGGACGTGCGGGCAATCGCCCACCCATTGGCCTCATTCTTTGTAGGAGACCACGACCCGATAATGCTGAAATCAAAGCCTAGATTCTTGTCCGCGTCGGCCAGAATTGCAGAAACCACGTCTCGCGAAAGCCTCATCCCGCGATAGACAGTGTCCATTTCACCCTTCGCCAAAGGCCGCTCGCACAGTGCTTTCACAACGGCGTGGGCTTTGATGTAATCGGCTTCTTCGGCTTGATCAATTTCATAAAGGCCGAGGCCTTCGACTCGGGCAGAGCGGCCATCGTGCCGCGCTGGATTACGAACGCTCGCCACGTCCCCATTCGTGAATAGGGTGAGCGCGTCTAAGAGCGCCCTTTGAGTGTGTGGTGGTGGTGGCGCATCCAGAGCATCCCGGTCCAGGTTCCAGGTAAAGTTTGGGTCGTCTTGGGCATTCTCGACCATCGCATCATACGCCTCGTAGAGAGCGCCGTGTAGCGCGGGAGCCGTTTCGCGCACCTGAGAGATCGAGCGTCCCTTGGCTTCTTCATAAATGTAGTTGTAGTGGCCGGGAGTGCCCAGGCGGCGAATGTACTTGTGGCCTTGCTTCTTTTCGAGATTCTCGGGCTCGGGCGGGAATACCTCGTCCTGGGGCGGGATTGGATATTCGACAAACGCCAGGTTAAACAGAAACTCTCTTTTCGTCACACGCTTGCTCATGCCAATACTCCGCGCCCGCGTATGACGGGGGTCGTTGGTTTGAAAGCCTCTTGCGCGGCTCGAAGAAACGCTGCGACCTGACGTGGCGTGATAATGTCTCCGTCGTTTTTCGACCAAGACGCATCAGGGCGACCGCCCCGCGCCCGTACATCTGCAAACCATTCGGCCCAACCAGGCACGGCCCCTTTCCCCAACACGCGCCAGCTCCCGCTTTCAGTTTTCTCAAATGCCCCTGGTAAAATATCACGCTTGCCCGTCAGCATTAATCCACGCGGACCTCCGGTTTGTTCCACACCCTGAAAAGGCACAGGAATACGATACCCCGCGTCAAGGTCATCCAATCCAAGATAGCCCCGCCCCCGCGCAAATGCCTCCATAAGATCATCGGCTACCGGATACGTGTTCGCAAACGTCTTGCCAGGGATCACTTCCGTGATCTCGATATGGTTCGCCCCGCTCACAATCTCAAACGCGGGTTGGTCGGCTGCTCGGTCCTTTGCGTGCCAGCCCGCGATTGTGGAATCAAATTCCTCGGTGCGCTCAAGCTCGATGATGACGGCCACTTTGCCCTCACCGCTAAGCTGCTGTGTCCACTCCGACGATGAATAGTGCTCTGCGGTCTCTCGGTAGTAGCTGAAGGCCGTACACCCTGTTAGGGGGAAACTCTCACCCGCGGTGAGGCTCTTGGCCAGATCTTCTTTAAGCCCTTGGCCCCGATACACCGTAGGATGTTCCTCCCGCGAAAACCGGCGAAGCTGATTCTGCGCGTGGACGTACCGCGACATTGCCATCATTCGAGCTTTGTGGATCTGGGCATCTGAGTGTGCCGGTCGCTCAGTCAGGGAGTTGTCAACGCGCCGCATGTATGGGCTCTCAATCTCTCGATCAGTCAACACATGCTCTTGCATTCCCTTATCTATCGGTCGAAAGCGCCCACCGTCCCCAAAAACAGCAGTAGCGCGAGCCGTTGTGTTCTGAAATTCGGCAGAGCCCCAATGCCCTAGCTCATTGCCCTTTCGCAATAAGTACCTAAACTCGTTGAATTTCAACAGGGCATTTGACGTTACAACCTCCGCGTCGTGGGGGGCCACTGTTAGTAGGCTGGCCAACTGCGCTTGAATTTCGCGCTTGAATTTCGCGAGATGTTCTTCATTGCGAACGTCTGGCGCTTGCAGCGGGCCGCTCTGGTTCTCTCTGATATGATTGATCAAAGACTCCCTCACGCCTCGCGCACGGGCTTCAGCATTCCACGCGCCCCTTTGTGGTTCAAAACCGCGCACGCTCGGATCATCGTGCAAAAGTTGCAAATAGTCATCGCGCAAGACGCCCCGCGGCCAACCTGGCTTTGGGGGGACTAGATGTTCTTCAATACCCTTCACCGCGTCCTCGATTATCTCATCAAGGTTATCGAACGTGTTCTGTATATCTTGCCACCCGCCCGCATCTACCACCGCCTGCAAAAGCGGGTCTCTCAGACCCTCATAGTCATACCTTGAAAATACGGACTCACCATCCTCGTCCACGGGCACCCTATCTATTGCGCCTACTTTAGCGTAGCCCGCGGGCTGTTCCAGATCCCTAAGCGTCCTGGTCAACTTGGCAAGCTGCTCTTGGTTGTAAATGATCCTGTCCGTCCTGTCTGTGCCTCCAACGGGGTTATGGATCGCATCCGATACATCGAGGGTAGCCTGGGCCATTTTCGCCATCCAAGCATCGTATGCCGCTCGTAGCTTCGGGCTCTCATTCGTACCGGCCACATCGGAATACGATTGCACGCCCAAGTGGGGCTCTTTTAACGCCCGCTCTACCCACGCCACTTGCGCTTTACCCGATTCAGTATCCAGCTCTGCGGCCAGCTCGCGGCGATACCCCTCCAATTTATCCGTAGGCAGGGGCTTAGGCTCGGGCTCAGGTGGTGGTGCAAAATCAAATTCGGTTTGCGGGGCGGCGGGATCCCCCGGATACCAATAAGCCCACTTCCCCGCTACGCGCTTGCGATATCCGCCCTTGCGTCCCTTGGGAATGGGGGAGTACCCCGCGGGGGGCTTTTGCGCTTTCTGCAAAATGCTGCGAAAACTAGCTCTCATTAGGGGCTCCGTGTTCCTCGACAAGCAATCCTATCTTATTCGCAATTGCGAAAATCTCAATCGCCGCGCCATAAGCGTGGGGATATGGAAAATAGGTGACGTGGATTGAGTCGGTCGCGGTGGCGAAATGGAGGCACGCGCCGTTCGCTTTGTAATCAAAAACAATCTTCTCGACCGGGGTTCCTTCGCGCAGCTCAATCTCTGTAATTGAGCGCCGGAATAATCTCTCCAGGTAACGCGCCATCGCCTTAGACAAGGGCTCGCCAATCTGAACCAGGCCCCCCATATCATCAGATCCCGGCAGATAGAGCTTTGAGCCCTGGCGTTCGCGCAGATACTCTTTAAGCTCAGCAACATTCGCAGGGGCCTGCATCCACTGCTTCAGGTCGGTCATCGACATATCCGGCTTGAAGCTCTTACCTGTCCTCGCCTCAACCTCGATGTACTCTTCGAGCAAGTCCGGGTTGTTGTAGGCCGCGGTACGTAGATCCCAGTCGCTCGCCATCATGCAGAAAACACAGCTCAACCGGCTCATACCCAGATCATAGGATTCGGCATAGGGTGTGCCGCTCGCTCTAATCCGATCCCACACCTTTTCTTCTGACCAGGACTGAATCGGGTACCACACGTCCTCGTGTCGGCTCTTTGCTTTGCTATTGCGCTTGAAAGCAGGCCTCTTGGCGCGGCTGGCGGATTCCTGGGCTCGAAGCCCCTGGCAATTCAATACCCTCGGTTTGTGCTGGCTAGATTGTTTATGCCGGTTTTGGATTGTCGTGAGCGCCTTATTGATCTGGCCGCGCTTGTGATCCGCGGTGCAGAATCTCATTTTTGCAGAAAACCAGGGAACGATCTCGCCAAAGTCGATCATCCTCGCCGCCTCGGCGGCTTCCCGCAAATCCGTAGCCTTCGCCCGCGCCTTGACAATACTCGTCTCGATGCTGGCCTGCTTCTTTGGACTAGCCTCGTCAGCTAGAGCCGTCACCAGGTCTTCGACCTCGCCCTCGGCGGCAACGGCTTTCTCTTCGGCCTTTACCTGCGCTTTGAGTTTGTATGTTTTCACATTTGTCAGCATCTTTTTTGCGCGAATGAGTGCGCCGCCCACTTCACGCGCTGCGCTCTGGCCGGTCTCAGTGACCTCGATTTCCTCAACGTGCTCAATCAACGACGCGAGGATCTCCGCGTCTAGGGCAACCAACTGATCCCACGTTCGTACCCCGCTCAACTGGATTGCAGTCTGGTCAAGGCTCTTTTGGGTGAGCTTATCGAACCGCTCCAATACGCTGTCCAACAAATCCCCGGCTTCACGCCAAACGACATGGAACCGGACCCCATAGCGGTGGGCCTGCTTGCGGGCCAACTCTTTTGTCCCGTCCCATTCCGAACGGCCCAGGTCCGCGTGAACGACCACGATGTGCTCACGGTCCACGCCCTGAGCATCGGCCAGCTCGATCATGCGGTCCAGCATGGCCTGCGAATCTTTCCCGCCGCTCGACGAAATTACAATTTGGTCATAGCTGGCCAGATCAGGTGCCCAGTCAGGATCAGCCCAGGGCTCATCCCGCCAATTGTCGTGTACAATGTTTTCGTATTCTTCTTCTGCTTTGGGCATCGTCACGCTGTATGGCACCAGCGTATCTGCATCAGCCTTGGGCGCGGGCATATCCAAGGCACGATCAAGATCGTACTCGCCCACTTCCCCCTGCTGCTCAGCCTCGCGCTGCTCAGCGGCCCGCATCTTGTTTGTGATCCATTGTCGAGGCGACATATCCGCGCTACGCGCCTCGGCCCTAATCTCGACGGGGGCTTGGCCCGTTGCACGAAAGTCGCGATAGAGACCCAACAAATCCGCATACGAGCGCACAGGCGTGCGGGGCTCGGGTGCGCCGAAATCAAACGCGAGCTGCGGTGTGCGCTTCCGACGCCCCCGCTTAGGCTCGTCATAATCATATTCGTAGTGACCAGGTGTGCCCGTGCGTTTACCCTTGCCCTGATATGCCTGGCCGCGAGCCTTGTGCAGCGTGCTAACCTCTGTCATCCATGCCGCTATTGCCCTAGCCAGTTTTGGGGCTTTACTCTCCATTGCCCTTTTGTTTAGGACAAAAAGAGCCGTTGCCTCCATCAAACCCTCGTGGTGGTTGGATGTCGCGTGGTACATGGTTATGGCCCCGTGTTCTTTCGCGTGGGCGGCTACCGCCGCCTCTGCTTTCTTCCCCGCTTGTGGGTTCACGCCATACATCCAGTGCGTGGTTTCATGGGCCGCTATGTGGGCACCTCCGTGCGTGTTGATGCCTTCAAACACGCCTGTGTAATCTGTCCTACTCCCTGTGTGCGCGTTGACAACTGTCAGTTTGTTGTGCCCCGCCTCGCCGCTTGCGCGAGACTTTCCGTCTACCAAAAACTCTAACTTCGGCGCTGGTTGTCCAAAGGCTTTTGCTGTGCGGTTAGCGGCTTCTGTCGCAAACTCAATATGGTCTTTCCCGCCGTCTGACTCTCGCCACTGTTTTGCGGGCTGTGCGATAGGTACTTGTTTTAGGTACTTCTGAACATCTGCTTTCCACTTATCTAACTCGCTTCTTCTCCCTACAACAACGCCCTCTGATCCGTTTCTCCCTCTATAGGCCAGCCAGCCGTCTATAACCTTAAATGCCGCTATTGCAGGTGGAAAGGTGTCGTCGGTGTCGGTCTTTTCTGCACTTAGTTTCCTACCTGCCACCGTTACCATTCCTACCTTGCCCCCTTCACTACGATGGGGGCTTTCCTCTTTCGGGAGCTGCGGTGTGCGCTTCCGACGCCCCCGCTTAGGCTCGTCATAATCATATTCGTAGTGACCAGGTGTGCCCGTGCGTTTACCCTTGCCTTGATACGCTTGACCGCGAGCTGCTTTGAGCATCTCCACCTGGTCTGCCGATTCTAACAGTCCCCACTTGGCGGGCCGCGCTTCCGGCCCCGCCTCCCACACGATTTTGTCTACGTGCGCCAGTGATTGCGTACTCGCGCCCGCCCGCGCACCGCTAGGCGCTGATCCTCGAACAGACGCCACAGGCCGAAGCCCCTTATCTCGCAATGCAGTATAGGTCGTGCCCGACTCGCTCTCTAACTGGTAGGTCACAAGCAATGCGGGCTTGTCAGGATCAGAGCGCCCGCTCTGGGGCATTAGATCAATCAGTCGGCTAACTAGCTTTGACGCTGCTCCCTTCGCCGTGCCATCACTCGCCACCCGCGTCAATTCCACAATCTGGTGGGGGTCTCGGCCTGTCTTCGACCAATTGCCTGTTGGCGTCCCTGCCGTCGCCACTGCCACCAGCCGCCCGCCGCGCTTTACACCAATCGCGTACATCAGTCCTTTGGGGTTCAGGTACGGCAATGCAGAATGGTGCTTCTCGATGAAAGCGCGGGCCTCGTCTTTCGAGACAAGGGCCAGTCTCATCTTCAAATTATCCCGGTCCATCGAATCCGCCAGGGCCGCGGCAACAACCCACTTCGGGAAATGGAACCCGTCACGGTACGGCTCGATGCTCCATAAAGGCTTTGTCTCGGTGGATTTGCGACTCTGGGTAGTCTCGGGTAGCGGAATGTCCAGATCCCCGCCTTCCGCCCATTCCTCGCGGGTTTCTCGCGCCAACTCAATCATTCTTTCTGCAATGTGCGAACGGTCATTTTCAGAATACAATTCCCCGTTCCCATCACGCGCAGGGACACCGATCAGGTCAGGCAAATCCGAGTATTCAAAATCGGGATGCCCCCCTTGATAGATCTGCGCCCAGTCTTCATCGCTCCATACCCGCGATGCCTGATCGAGCATATCAATGACAAGGTCATACGGCTCCTGCCCATCATGCGCTCCTGGTGGTCGCGTCGGATCTTCTTTGTATCCCTTTTCGCCAGGGCGAGGCGCTCCCCGCGGGCCGTACACATCAAACCAGGGTTCGTCTTTCTGCGGGGCAGGCTTCGAGGGCGCGGGCCGCGTCTCTTGTAGGATTGAAGCAAAAGATCCCTGCTGGGGCTCATCATATTCGTAGGTGTAGTGTCTAGGTGTGCCCTTGCGTTTGCCCTTGCCTTGATACGCTTGACCGCGAGCTGCTTTGAGCAATGAACGAAACGGGGTACGCGCCTTCGACAAATCCATCAAATAGCGCGTTGACATCGCAAACAGTCCAAGCTGCTCCGCGTCAGGATTGTCGTCCATGAGCAAGATTGCGGCTTGCTGCTTCTTCTTGCCTCGGATTCGAGGCTCACCAATCCCGACAAGGTCGAGCCCTATCTGTTTCGATTCTTTCTTCGCTCGGCCATACTCCTTATCAAGAATCCGGTCCACGTCCTCGGGCGTTGGATTATGCCGCGCCACAAAGGCGTCCACGCGCCCAGGCAGCGGCTTCGTGCCTCCCAGGTACTTGACGGTTAGCCCGTTCTCTTTTGCAAATTGAATAGCCCGCTCTTCGTACTCCACCACGCGCTGAAATGCTTCGGGCTGTAGCTCGCGCAGTGCCCAATACCAAGATGTCGGCTGGAAATGACAACCGACACACCCGCTCTTGCGCGTATCCCCAAGCCCATGCCTTTCTAAGATCTCTTGTTCGTCTGGTTTTGCAATTCCCATATCCGCAAGGGGATATACGGGCCGCGTAAAATTACTGGTGCTGGCAGAATCCTCCGCGCCGCGCAACCGATGTTCTTCATCTGCTGCAATCCCTATCAGGATTCGGTGCTTTTCCCGATTGCCCGCGGTAACCTCACGGCCCCATTCCCCCTTAGAGCTACCTACGCCAAATTTCAGTGTAGACATATCGTTTACTAGGCGGGAGTTGATAGGGCTAATCTTCTGATTAGAAGTACATGCTGCCGATGCCCGTAACGTGATTTTGCACAGGCGCTCGTAGTCCTCCAGAATAGGCCCTCGTGTATGATAAGTGCCTGCCTGGGCGCGTTCCTCCAGCGTTTCTTTCTTCTTGCCTTCCGATACCCAGGAGGGTTCAAATTTCACAGGAGCACGCAGATCGGGTGCCTGCCCCACCCGTGCTCGCACCTCCGCGGGCGTTTCTGCCCGCTCATTTCCCGTCGCTTTGTCCCTAATCCGCTTCTTTTTGTGCTGATTTTTAGCCGACTGCACGTAGTACGCCGCCCGATCCTCGGTCGATTCAATCAAATCTGTCTTTGGCGAGGCCAGCTTTTTCGCAAGGTCTGCGGGGTCGGCCTGGGAAAGAGCGGTCACTGTCGGGAATAGGACGGTCACCACCTCGTGGTCTTCGCCCCGCTGCTTTTGTCGGGCAAGGCGCATGTCATGATGCCGCTGCCATCCGAGTTTGCCTTCCTTTTTTGGTTTTTGCAAAATCAGAAACGGGACATTCATCTCTTGGCAGATTTTTTTAACCCGCGGAATGAGTGCATAGGTGTGCGGCCACTCGTAACCAGGATCGCTAAAAGCCACTGCGTCCAGGTCATCACCAGAGAAAGCCTCGCCGTCCACCATCAAGCGCCCCTCACGGGCAAGCAAAAGCATCGTGATAGAATCTCGTCCCAGGCCCATGCTTAGAATGGTGAGATTTTTTCGAGCATTTCTCCCCGGCTCCTTCCTTTCCCCCGGCTCAGTGTAGATATACTTATAATGCCCAGGTGTGCCTTCACGGCGAAGGTACTTGTGCTCCGCGGCCTGGTCCCCGCGAGCTGCTTTGAGCAATCGCGAGAACATTACTCGACCTCAACAGATACAGACTTTACATAGATGCCCTTTGCCATCTCGGGCTCAGCAGGCTCGGGCTCAGCAGGCTCGGGCTCAGCAGGCTCATCTTTTGCAAAAAACGCATCAATGTCAAAGTCCTCGAAGTCCTGATCCGGCGCTTCCTCGCCGCCCATGTCGCCTTCCTCGCCTTCGCCTTCGCCTTCCTCGCCTTCGTCGTTCATCGACATTTGAAACGCGGTATTCATATATGTAGGATCAAGGACCATATCTGCTGCGGGCGAATCTAGGGGATCTAAGTCCCATCGAGCACGCACCTCGTTTACGGACATGAATTTCGTGGCGCGCTTAATGTCTTGGTCGAGCTTTTCGTCTTCGGTGCGGACATTCAAGCCGCCGAAAACCAGCTCAAATTCTTCGTTCTGGGGAGAAATCAGCCAGCGGTTGATCCAACCTTGCATCGACCGGAGCAAAGGCCTAAGCCCCTTCTCTTTGGACAGCATAATCTTATCGCTTGGCCCCTGGTGGTTCATGGCCGCGGTCTGGCCCTCGGCCCCAAACACAAACCCTAGCTCGGCAGCATCAATCTGATAGATGGCACACGCGATCTTGAGCAAGTAGCCCGTCCAGTTTTGGAAATCTTGCCAGTCTCGGTTGGATTGAAGGTTGATCGACTCCAGCCCTTCCTTGTGCTCGGGGTCAAGTTGGATAATCGGTGTCCGGCGACTATTCGCCGCGCCCGACAGCATCGAATAAAACTCACGGCGGAAAGCGCGAAAAAGCTGCGGGTTCATTTTTGACTTAACCGCGAGAATGCCCGCCGTTGAAAGCCCTTGGCTGTAATCATTAATCTTGTGAGTGTCCGCTGCGAGCAACGCCGTGACCGTTCGCACCAGCTCTTCTAGCTCCGGGAACCCATATCCATTCGCTTTAACCCAAGTGCGCGGCCTGCGGATTCCGAACGCAAGCTCTGCCGCGGTAAATTCGGCCACGACCTTTTGCCCTACGACTTGCACATAGCTAGTCGTGTCGAGCGACCGCCTGCCCTGGGCTCGCTCGGCGTCGCTAATTTGCGCCCTGCGAATCGTGGCCCCGTCGACAGGCACAAAGCCCGCAACCCCGCCGCCTCGGTTTTTAATGACCTCGAAGCACGCTTGGTCAAAGATCAACGAATCACGGGTGATCTGGCGTAAGAAGCTTTCAAACCCAAGCTCTGGCGAGATTCGAGGATCCCCACAGGTCTCTATCCAGTCAGTGAGTCGTCTGATCTCTTTTCGGTCTTCCGCAGTTACTTCCTTCTCGCGGTCGCGCAAACGAATAGAAAACCCCAAACTATACGGATCGCTCTGCGGGGTGGCAAACTCAGCTACCTGATTGGTTCTCGTATTCACGATAGCGGCGACCACGGGGGTACGTGCCATCGACCGAAGAACATCGTAACCCACGCCGCGTGACGAATCGCTGTACGTCAACGCCTCCCCTGAGATTGTCCCAAGCGTGTAGTCCATCGGGTCAAGGTTCCAGGCAGTCGGTTGCGGCACGGCGGACGCCTTGGCTTTCACCAACGCCGTCGTGTCATCACTGCCAAACCACTTGTCGAACCATCCCATGTGTCACTCCGCGTCTTCGTCAAACAAAATATACGGCTCGCCGTCAGGTAGAAACGAGCGCGAGTTATTCCGCTTGTGGAACCGATGCTGATCCTGATGCACCAACGCCGCGTCGATCATATCGGGTATCTCTAGATCTGCATAGTACACGTCTACGGACCCGTCGTAATAGTCGCCTAAATGCTTTAGCTCGGATGGACCGTGACCCAGGCGCTTCAATTCGCGCTTAATGCCCCACCAATACCAACCAAAGTTACGATAGTACAGGTGATCTACAGCTAGGATAGATAGGATATTCGTTGCGAGCGCCTCGTTCATGCAGCCTCCGTCTCAATCTCTTGGGCCACGTCCTTTGCTTTAAGCAAGTGCCGGATCTCACGGTTGAGCTTTTTGTTAAAAGCGACCCACACAGGAGTCTGGTTGTATTTTGCCCAGGTCTTCGACAGCTCGGATAGGCGGTGCCCTGATTCGGACATGTCCTGCGCAACCCACGACCAGTCGTATGACTTGAGCGGTTGATGATAGCCCGCTTCAACATAATCCGACGCAATCGCCTGAGCCAAAGCGCCTAAACCCGCCTCTGTTGGCGTCCACCAGGTCGCCCCCTGGGGCAACTCAGCGTCCAAGTATCGGGCAATATCCCCCTCGGCGGTAACGATCAGGCCGGGGGCGCGGTCATATTGGGAGCCGCCACCCTTATCTACCAGCGATTGCAACTTCCCTTGCATTGTGTCCGCGTGGCGCTCGAATTGTCGCGAAGAAAACCGAGTAGTCATAGACGAGACCTGGTAGACCGACTCCAGTTGCTTAGTGACAATATCGGCCTCATTCCCTGGGCGTGTCGATACGCCTCCCGCGTTCAACTCCACGAACGACGGCTGATCGGGAGTCGCCCCGCGCTTTCCTTTTTGCTCTTTCTCCCATTTCTTCAACTCGGCTTCAAGAGCGCCTACGCGATCTTTGAGCGCCTTGTACTCGGGCGTGTCTTTTTTATTTTCATCCACGAGCACGCGAGCTTGTCCATAAAGCCCGTCGCTTTGATATTTACCCGTGCCCCACAGCTCTGAGCGGATTTCGCTCTCGCGCTCGCTGGCTCTCTGCTTCAACACGGGCGGAGATACGTTGTCCTCAGACTTGATAACGATCCGCTTTTTCCGATAGTCAATAGCGTCCACGATGTATTCACGGCCAGCGCGGCGAATAAGCTGCCCCTCGAAAAATGCCTGGCCTTTTGCGGAAATAAACCCCGCCCGATCCTCGTCGATTGCCGCCTTCAAGTGCGCGGGTAGAAACTGATTCCCTCGCGCACGGTTTCGTAATTGCGTGATTTTAGCCTGCCGCCGATCATTCATTTCGCTCGGAGAAGAGTTTTCATATAGCCAACGCATTCGGCGCAGCTCCGAGAGCGTTTTAATGGCGTCGGCTTCTTTTTTGGCCGTGAACGCCTCGCGCATTTCAATCATTTGCGTTTCGTACTCGGCCCTGGCCGCTTCGGGATCCTTGCTGATCTCGATCAGGACTTCCATACGTGTCGTGCTCTCAGAGTCAATGTCAATGCGCTCGCTGCCACCTTGCAATTTGTCCTGCCAGCCCTTTTTACCCATGACCGTTGCGGCCTTGTAGGCGTCATAAGTGCCCCGCGCCACGTATTCGTGCAGTTGCACCGTATCGGCGGGGTTCCCCTGGCGGACACCGCGCCCATTACGCTGATGAACAATTGCATTGTTCCAAGGGATCGTGACGTGGTGAATGTCCGTACACGTTTTTTGTAAATTTATGCCCTCGCCAATGACACTAGACCCAATTACGACGCGGATTTTTCCCGCGTTAAAATCCTTACTGATCTCCTGCCGCTTCGACGCGCCCGCGGTCTTCGAGTTAACGATTGCAATTTCGTCTGCGGGAATCCCCGCCTCCACCAGGAGTTGCTTGATTCGGTCTTGAGAGCCCCCGCTGTGATAATCACAAAAGATAATGTGCCCGCCACCGCGCTCTGCGATCAATGTATAATAATCCAGTTTCTTTTGCAGAGCCTTGCGCTCTTCTTCGGGGGCGGCTTTAAGCTGCTTTTCCAGCTCTTTGATCTTTGTCTTTGCTTCTTTCTTGGTCTCTGGCATTCGGGAAACAACCGCGTCTCTAACCGCCAGGTACTTGGGGGCTTTCCGCCACGCATCAGGAAACGCCACGGGATCATACAAGCTTAGATCCATCGCGATCTTCTCAAGCTGTGACAGCATCCCAAAAGCTTTCTGTTGGTCCTCGGTCTCGCCCGACGCACGCAGTGCTTCAATCTCTGCCTGGACATCGTCGTAAATCACCTGTTGTTGATCCGTCATGTCCAACACATGGCGGGTATGGGGCGCGTCAGGAATGGACAAACCCACGTCTTTCGCTGTGCGGTAAATCTGATACTTAGCTAGGAGCCCCTGGATTTCCGGCAAATTCTTGAACCCCACGACCTCCGATTGTTCTACAACATTTCCGCCAACGTCCAGGCCCAGGCGATCCTCGATCTCGCAATACTTCGTGACAAAGTCCTCAACGTCATGGATACTACGCGCCTCCAACTCTTCGGGCGCGAGAATATCCAACATATTGTAGACTTCAATCGGGCTATTCTGAGTCGGCGTGGCCGTCAAGAAGTACACGCCGTCCCCGCGCTCGCCGCCTGTACGCGCCCGCATGGCCGCGACACGCGCCTGATGATCTTCCTTCGACTCCCCTGCCTTCCGTCGCTCCAGGACCAACCGCGCTTTTAGGTGCATATCTCGCGCCCGCTGCGATTGCATCCCCCCGCCCATGTGCTTCGGCTTCTTCTTGCCTCGGATTCGAGGCAGCCCATATAAGTTTTTGTATGCGTGCGCTTCGTCTGGAATGATCGCGTCGATGCCCAGGTCCTCAAAGAAGATGGGGAGACCGCCCGTGCCCTTAAAGCCACTCGCAATCTGGGAATCGTAATTGGCCTTGATCTGTTCCTCCGCTTTCTCCTGCGACTCCTTGGTTTTTCTACCACGAGCCTCGGCTAGGTCACGCGCACGGCGGAACGAGTAGTCTCCCTCTGTAAAGTCGCGGAGTGTGTCTTCTTTCACAGAGATACCCTGAAAGATCTCTCGGGTCATGATCACCAGGTCGTAGTCATTCTGCATCATGTCGGTGAGCTTACGTGCCGTTGTCTCTCGATTATTGGTGTCGTCCCGATAGACAATCTTGCCATCCTTCATAACGACGTTGCCCTTGCGATCCCGCTTGGGCGATGCTCCGACTACAAGCACCTTCGATCCTGGAAACAAAAACTCTAATTCCTCGGCCCAATTGACGAGAACCGATTTTGGACAAACAACCGTGGGGCGGCGGGTCTTGCCCGTCTGTTTAAGCCTCCGCGCCAGCATCATCGCCGCAAACGTCTTGCCCAGGCCCACGTCCAGCGCCATGATCCCTTTGCCGCGGTCCAAGAAAAACCGAGCGGCCTCATTTTGAAAATGATGGGGGGTTATCCCCTCACGCATCCCTTCGAGCTGCAATGGCGCAGATCCCACCGCCCGCGGCACGTCTCCAAAGAACGTCCGGTTATACATCTCGTCCAGACCCTCGGCGTGGTTCGACGTTAAGCACCACTCCTTGAAGTCCTGCTCGAACGCGGCAAACTCTTGCGCGTGGCGGTCAGTGATTTGCATCCCTTGAGGGTTCCAATGCCGCATAATCACGTCAATGTTGGGTCCCTTATATACATATCGCTTCTTAGGATCGTCCGTCTCTTCGCGCTCCCGCGCATATATCAACGGCTCCCGCGACCCATCAGGTGCCACATACGCCGCGTGGTAGACGCCGTTCTCCTGCGTAATGTCAATGTGGCTGTACCCCGGAGGGACGCCACGGCTCTCTGTCCACCACTCCGCGATAATTTCCGTGGGGATCCATTTGTGGAGCAGGCTCAGCTCCGCATTATCAATTGACCGGCGCATTTGCGCGATCCGCTCGGCCAAGAATTGTTTTTGCTTTTCGAGTTGGTCTTTTTCTGCCACCGTGGGTTGTTCGCCCGCAAGCTGGCGCTCTACCGCATCAAACTTTTCGTAAATCAGACCAGAGCCATAATCCTCGAAGTGTCGAATCTGACCATCTGCCTCGACAGCAAACTTGCCGCTTGCCAAGATCTTGACATGCGCTTCCGCTCTTGAAGCTTCCCCCTCGAACAAATCAAGAACCCGCTGTATGTCAAGAATCCCGTGTTTATCAATCTCCGCAAGGTACTGAGCAACCTCCAGCAAGTCGGTTCTGTCAATATTCGCCTGCTCGGCAATCTGCGGATCCTTCGAGAGTAAATCAGATAACCCGCCCTCAGTGTCGATAGCTGTGATCAGCAGATTGACCGCGGGGTCTTTTTTGGCCAGCAGCTCAAGCGTTTTGTGTTCGAGCGGGTGTCCGTAATCCAAAAACCATGACTTCACGGCCTGGGATGCTTCAAGCCGCAAGGCTCGGGCCTTAAAGAAGTCACCCGCAAGAACCGCGTCCCGCAAGCTGGCCACCAGTCGGCTCGACTCGATGGCCCGCGTCAACGCTTCATCGCTCGAATCAATCAGCGCCACCACGTCTACCTGGTCAACGGGCGTCCAGCGCCCGCGCACCAGGATATGCTGCTTGCCGTTAATGACTTTAACCTCGCCATCGACGGGCGGCGTCTTTGCCTCCAGGCTGTTCGCGTGATTGATCGCGGTCTCAAACACGTCGCTTGATTCCGCCAATGCCTGTAACTGCGCCCAGGTCACAGGCGTCCCGGCCTCACCAGGAGTCGCGCCTTCCTCCGTCAATTCGAGCATTCGGGCGGCTAGTGTGTCCGCGTCGCCTGTAATCTTCGCCCGCCATCCGGTCTCTTCTTTACTCAGTTTTGTTCCGAGCACACGCTCAGGGTGGGCGTCGAACCAATTACCGTCAATAAAGTCTTGGTCCCAGGCGTCCACTGCCCGCAGCATATCCTCACCGCCCGTTTTAAGCGCCGCGGCTACCGCAGAATCCCGCTTGCGGAAAATCAGGACATCAGAGATAGGAGCGGTGTGTGCGTGTGCGAAAGCTTCCTCGGGAAGACGGAAGGCATCTACCAATTCGGCCTTTGCCAGTAGCTTTTTGCGAAAAGCGGCCTTGGGGCCGTGCATAACACGACCATGTACAATCATCGCAACCAGCCCGCCGTCCTCGACCATATCCAGGCTCGTGTCCACGAAGTATTCGTCGGCCACCGCGATCTCAGGCTTGTGGAGTAGCTGAGTACCGCCCGTGCGAGCAAGAAACGGGGCGTTCGTGATCACGCCCTGGTATTCGGGCACCAGCCCTTCGCGCACCAGTGCATGGGCTTCGAGGGACTCCGAAAGGATCTCGTGCTGGTCACCATGCAGCGCACTCGCCACGTCGGCCACGCCCTGATCAATCTCAACGCCTGTGAGCTGCATCCCTTCGGGCGCGGTCTCTAGGAACACGCCTGCCCCGCAAGCGGGCTCTAGCACCTTCGCGTTCTCGGGTAAGCCATGAGCTTGCATCATCGACCACATCGCAGAAGCGATGTCTGGCCGCGTGAAGTATTGGTTCAGACTGGAGCCAATACCCCCGTCGCCCGAAAACTCAGCGACCTCCTGCTTTTCCGCATCGGTCAAGTCCCGGCCCGACTGCACCAATTCCTGGGCGCGAGCATTCGCTTTCTCGCGCTCGCCTTTGGTCATCTTCTTGCCCATGTGGCTGGCCAGGTCTATGCGCGGGGGCGCGGGTTCCGTCGGACGCAGGGCCTCACGCTCTCTACGCTCGCCTTCCGCTTCCCCACGAATGACCTGCGGGGCGGGCTCGGGGGGCCGTAGATCGGCGTACAGTTTTTCCAATACTTCGCGGTTCTGCTCGCCGTACTTGCCCGACTCAGAGCTGTAAATTTCAATAAACCGATTCAGGACTTCTGTATTCTGCTCGCGGATATTCTCGGGCACGTCCTGGTCAAGGGCTTCGACGAGCAAGTCCGTTGCTTTCCCGGAGATCACACGGGCCGCGCCGTGTATAAAATTCTCTTCATCGTTCGCCTGGGCCGTTAGACGCACCTGGGGATCTACCTTCATCGCTTCGTAGAGCATCGAGTAAAGCACCGCGGGCTCGACACGACCTTCCGCGTCCATAAAGCGCGGCCTAGAGACCTCGGGCTCAGGCTCGGGCATGGTCTCGAAGTTATCTTCGGGTTCGCTCAGAACTGCCTCCCGCAGACGCTTTGCAACCTCTGCCGCAAGCTCTTTACGGTCCATGTGTACGTTGTTGTCGTCGATGGCGTACCCGACCATACGCTCAAAGTAGGTGGGGTCATCGTCGAATAGCTCTAGGTTATCGTCCCGGTCCTCCATCATGTCAGCGAGGGCCTCTTGAATCACCTCTTCTTTGCGCTCAGGTGACGGGATCTCCCGCAAGCTCATGCGCTTTGCTTCTTCGGGGTCAAGTGCCTGGGGATAAGTTACGGTGCCGTGGGCAAAGTCGGGATGAGCACCGATGCCTGAATACCCTCTAGGGACCGTCGAGGACGCTACGGGTCGATGGTAGGCACCGTAGATCACGGGTGCGGGCTCCGCGGCCGGTGCGGGCGGCTCAAAGAATTGGTCCGCTCGCTCATCGTTCACGACGTTAGCCATGATACTGAGCAAGGTATTTTCTCGGAGCTTCCACGCGGCGTCTTCGTTCGCCTCGACCAAGCGGTCTCGCTCGTCAAAACTGGTAGCCTCGCGCAATGCGACCAAAAGATCCCATTCGGCTTGGCCCAAGGGGAAATCAGGGTGCGGTAGACTGCTCTGGACACCTGGAGCGCCAACCGTCGCCATTTGCTCGGCCAGGGACGGGCGCTCGGGGGCTGCGATGGGCTCGGGTTCTTCGGGTTCGAGCCCTAGCGCCTGCAAATGCTGCGCTAACCTTTCTCGATTCAAATCTTGTAGCACCTGCCCCGTGTTCCATGTCACCGTCACGTCCGGTGCTTCAATCAAAGCGCGAACAACTGCGGAAATCGCTTTTTCCGAAAACTGTTCGAGTTGCTCCAGGTGTAAGATCCCGCCTTGAGCAAAGGAGACTTCGCCCTTAATTGCGGCTGCGCTCGTTGAGTAATGGGGCGCTCGAAACGGCTTTCCTTCGGACAGCTCTTTCGCTTCGCTTATCGACGTACTCTGATGGTGGGCCGTATGTGTTTCTCGTGCGGACAAACGCTCCGCGCTTCGCCCGAATAACTGCCCTCGGGATGGGCCTGTCAATACCTCCAGGTCGTATGATACCCCCCAACGTGGGTGAGGCCGCACCTTTATGACCTTCGCTGGAGAGATCCCATTTCCGTCTTTGACCCAAACGGACGCCCCTACCGTAATTTGCTGCTCGGGCTCCGCGATGGGCTCGGGCTCCGCGATGGGCTCAGGCTCCGCGATGGGCTCGGGGGCTGCGATGGGCTCGGGCTGTAACGCCCCAAATTGATCCAACGTGCCAGGGGCCGGGGTGGTCTGGCCGTCCTCGATCAATCGCGCTATGGCCAACTCAGGCGCATCGAATACGGTGTGCCCGCTAATCCCCTGATCATCATATCGGGTTGTGCGCCATCGCCCCGGCTCGGCGGGCTCGGGCGTGATTGAGGCGTGGTGTCCTGCTCCATCGCTAAACTCAACCGTCCCCTCGGATATGAGTTTTTGCATTTCCGCAGTTTTTTGTTCTTTCTCAGCAGCTCGACGGTCCTGGTCTGCGATGAGCTGCTCAACGGTCATCCCGACTCTGCCGGTTCCCGCGATTGGGGGCTCGGGGGGCTCGGGCTCCGCGATGGGCTCGGGTTCTGCAAACAACCCCTGCTGTTCAACGACCTGATCGGCCTCCAAGCTCGCAATGCGTCGGTTCAAATGACGTAGCACATGGGCCATTGACTCCCAGGGCGCAGGAGGCGTGTCGACACGCGGGTCTTTACTCTTTGGACTGGCTGCGGGCTTTTGCGATTCCTTGCGCTCGCCCTTCGTCTGGTGAGCTGTGAGAAAATCGCGAAGATAACGCAGCGCGTCCAGGTCAGTGGCCTTGACGATGCCATGCCAAAAGTCCGCAGATAGGAGCCCTCGGGCGCGAGCGCCCGTGTCCTTGGTCTTAGACTGTCCTGGTTGCCAGAGCTGCGTGAGCCCCTGGAGTAAGATGCCCAGCTTCGAGGCTCGTCCCCGCTTCGGCTTTTCGTAAATGTAACGATAGCCGTCGGCGGTTTGAAGGCGCTTGCCTTTGCCGCGATAGGCTTGCCCGCGGGTGGCCTTGAGCATAACGGCTTCGTAATCCATCATTCGTCATCGTCATCCAGGTCGAGGGCCATGACCATCTGAGAAAGGGTCTGCATCAGGTCAACTGCTTGCCCAGGATCAACTGAAAAATCACTGGCGACCTTAGCCATGTGTATAGCTTCTTCAATCTCGTGATGCTTTGCTTTATACCATGCGCCTACTTCGTGCAGCGCAGCGAAAACAGCGCCCCCCGAGGCGCGAGATACTTTGGCCAACTTTTGAGATAATGAGGCGGCTGTTTTCGCGGCCTTGCTGGCAACCTTGGGGGCGTCGCGAAGCACCTTCGCCGCGGTCTCCAGATCCCCTGGAGCAGATACCTGCTGCCCCTGCTGCCCCACGGGCGGATACTTGTAATCCCACTTGCCGCCGACCATCTTTCGATAGCCTCCCTTTTTAGACTTCGGAATGGCCGAATATCCTGCGGGGGGCTTCCATCCCGAAGATTCACGCTTCGCCTGCTTCTTTGCAGCCTTGACTTTGCGCTTGCGCTTTGCGCTTTTCGAGCTTGCCTTGAGCAACTCTGAGTAATCGCTCACAGCTACCTCCTTTTTGCGAAGTCCAATAGCAGATCTTGAGACCGGCGCAACTGGTTGCCGCCACGGTCTTGCGAAGCGGTGACCGCTGCAAGGGCGGCATCGTCGTCACTGGTTTCGCCGCCTGTTTCGACCCTGGCGGCGTAGCCCTGGTAATCCGGCTTGTCCCCTGCCACGACATTATCATCAATGTCAGCGCGGAAAACTCCAGGCATATCAGCGGCAAAGTCGAGCAGCTCGGGCATCGACATATCAATCTGGACCGTCTGAAACTCACGCTCTGGCGAAATCATCAGCATCGCAGCGAACCGATGATGCCCGTCCAGAATATAAGACTTACCGTCCTCATTGGGCTTGGTCACGATGATGGGATCGCCAGTCAAATCTACAGGGTGAGCCTTCCCAGAGCCATCGGTCCAAGACCCCGTCAGATGGGAATGGGCCATCGACAACGCCTTCGGCCCTTGAATCTCGGCCTGGGTTGCCATCAGCTTGCCCACGGGTATATTCCCCGTCGTGATCTCAACCCCTTTTTCTTTCAGAGCCTCCATCATCTGTTGCAGCATAGGCTTGTCGTTGTCGGGGTCCGCGCCCGCAGCTACCGCCGCATCGTACTTCCAGCCGTCTTTCTTATGGCCCTTGAGCTTGCTCAATGGATCATCAAGGATCTGAGGCATATCATGCCTCGGAATGCCCAAGTTGCCCTCGCATACAGGCGGCGAAACTTTGCACACATCGCCCGCTTTTCCGATGCCTTCGAGAACGCGCTTTGCGATGTCCGCAGCGGCTCCTACGTCATCCCCCACCACTGATAGATTGTATTGCTCAGTTAGTGCTTTTTCTGCCGCCGTGGACGGCATTCCCTTACCCGCATCTGCGTCAACGGGCAGAGTGCTTGGGCTCATCGGCGGGGATTTCGCCGCTGTGCCTTTCTTTTCGCTTTTAGTCTTCTCTGTGCCCGCTGCCTCGTCCTGCGTCCCGCGTGGCTTCTTGCCTCCCTTGGGCTCGTCGTACTCGTACCGATACGTGTCGCCCACGTCTATCCGCTTGCCCTTGCCCTGGTACGCCTTACCTGTCTTTACCCGCTTCACCAAGTCCGGGTCCGCGAAAGCGAGTAGGGCTTTTTTGGCAGTTTCCTGTTTGGATTCTTTCAGAAGATCTTGGTACCGGGAGTAAGCCTCGTTAAATTTCGCTTGTGCCGCATCCTCTTCGGCTCGTGCCACAACGGTCTTCTTTTTTGAAGCATCATACTTTTTCTGTTGTTCAGGAGTGCGTTGGTCCTCAAAAGCAGGCACATAGCGCATTCCATGAGATGCTTCATCTGTCTTTTGGGACAGGTGTCTTAATTCCCGGCGGAGCTTATTTTTGAGAGCCTTGGCCGCTTCCAGCCCACCACTACGGGCACCCGCGGGTGCCTCTCCGTAATCGTAGGTGTAGTGTCCAGGGCTCCCTTTGCGCTTGCCCTTGCCGCTGTATACGCCGCCTGTTGCCCATCGGTTACGCGCTTTGATTATGTCAGGATTTGCAAAATCGGTCAGGGCTTTCTTGGCTTCGGCTTTTACTTCGGCTGCGGCCTCGTCATCGTCGTCGTCGTCATCGTCGTCGTCGTCATCGTCGTCGTCATCGTCATAAGGGTCATCCCCTTTTTGCAAATCCGCGAAGGCGATCAGGGCTTTCTTGGCGCTCTGAGTTTTCGCCCACTCATCATGGGATTGATCAGGGTGGGCTTTGGCGCAATCGTGCTCGGGCTCGGGCTTCTCATCGTCCAGATCATCAAAGGCCCCCGCTTCCTCGAAGTCCTTGGCCGTTACCAGGGTCTTTGTCGACTTGCCTTTGACAATGGCGGTGAAAAACGACTTCTCGTAGTCGTCATCTTCGTCGTCATCGCCCTTTTTCTTTTTCTTTTTCGCTTTTTCGGCGGCTTCACAAACGGAGCACGCCTTGTAGAGCGCATCGAGCTGCTCGCGGGCCGTGGGTTGTGGCCCCAGGTATTCGGCTGGAACATCAATGCCCGCCGACTTGGCGAATGCGTACAATGCGGATCTGCTCATGTCTAATCCCTAATGAACACACCAGGGTGTTCCGTTGTGTCGTCTGTGGCCGTTCGTATTTCTGGCCCATTTTCCGTAAAAACGCAAATCAGAAGGCTCCCGCCTCCCAGGTCGCGGACCAAAACTGCGGGAAAGGATACCCCGCTCGCAATAAAAAAGATCCCCGAGATCATTTGCCGCCTCCCCTAGCTCAAATAATGAACCGTTACCGTCGCCGCGCCCAGTGTCGGAGCGGTGGGCGTACTATATGCCGAGTGGTAAAAATTCAACTTTAGATCCACCGCTGATGTCCCATTCACATATGGGATCCCCATTGTCGCCGTCCCTACCACATTGAGGATCTGCCCAGAGTAGTAGGAGGAAATCCCATAGCTGCCCGAATAATGTCCACCTAGGAGGGAAACCCGCGTCGATGTCGGCGCGTAGAACGGGCCAACCACTTCGTAGCCCGCCATGTTGTTAAACACGGTGGTAACCTGGCAAGTGATCCCGATGACCACCGCGCTGGCCGGTAAATTAATCCCCGTGTCCCATTGCACTTCTCCGTACTGGCTTGTGCCCGTGAGCGTTGACCAGAAAGAAGTATCTTTATCGAATGTGGCGGTCGCCGTGGTGAGAGCTAACCCACCAGACCCGCTGCTGGAGGCCCAGGACAATTGCGCTGCGCCGTCCGTTGTAAGTACCTGGCCATTAGTGCCATCGGTCTGCGGCCACTTGTGGCCGTCAAGAATCAAGTCACCGCTCCCGTGTGGAGCGATTGTAATATCTCCGTTAACGACCGACGCAATTGTCTTGCCATTAACGTCTAGGTCGCCGCCGAGTTGCGGCGTCGTATCGTCCACTACGTCCCCACCAGAACCCCCGCTTGCCGACGTGAACGTGATCACGTCGCCAAGCGTGGTAATGGTCATGTTTGATCCAGCCACAAAGGTCAGATCATCGGTGTGTACGTCCGCATCAACGTCGCCTTGGCCGCTCACTTGAATTTTCGTGAATGCCTTATTAAATGCCATGCGGACGTACTCCGATCAGGTGGTTAGCTGATGACCCAAGTGGTTGTACCATTACCCGAGTCGGCTATTGCTGTGAACCGGAGAGCCTCGCCCGCGGTGTCCAGGGTGACATCAGAAGCCACGGTGTCTACCTTGTCAGTGCTGTACCGTGCCACAGTCACATCGCCACCGCCCGTACTCAGCAGTTTGACGACAAAGGAAGTGCCGACGGGAGCGTATTGTGTGCCCGCACGAGGTAACGTGAGCGTCAAATCGCCGGTGCTTGTCGTGAAGCAGTACATCTGCTTTGGGCCGTCAGCCGTGGACGGGATGGTGTGGGAGGCGACCAAGAAATTAGTGGAACCTGCGCCCTGGCTGATCGAGATAGCAGGGTTGTCGTCCATGTCGAGAGTAAGAGTGCCACTAGCAATGTTGGCGCTGATCCCAGGGTTAGATGATTGCACGCTGGTCACAGCGAAGTTATTGATCGTCCCTGATGTGATCGCGTGGCTGCTGATGTTCCCGGCTGTGATTTCGGTAACAAAGTCCATGTCGCCATTGACATCGTCGTAAGTCACCGTGATGCCAGTCTTGGTGCCGCCAGTCGCCACCAAAGGTCCAGCGAAGTCCTCAACCTGCTCTTGGGAGAGCTGAGTGTCGGTGTCGGTGGACGAGATAGTGAGAATATCACCGCTCATGGATGTTTGGACGTTGGTGCCGCCCGTAAACTTGAGGGTATCGCCGGGGGACATGGCGGTTGAGCCCGTGTCACCATCCACCGTTAGGTCGGCAACCGTTAGATCAATTGTGCCATCGAAGTCTTGATATACCGCAGTAATGCCCGTCTCGGTGTTCGATGAGAACATGGCCCCTGCGATGTCTTGTACTTCTTCGGAAGTCAACGCCGATACCGACGATGAGAATTGCGTAAATCCTATACCTGAGGAATTGATAACACCTGAACCCGTTAGAGTCGTCTGGACGAACCCCTTACCCGCGTTCTGAGTCCCGCCAGTCTTAATGAACGTGTACGCATTGACTAGTCCATCTACAGAGTCGGTATCCGTGGCGCGAGTAAGCTTGACCGCGCTAGAGCCGTCAATGTTGGAGCACACATAGATGCCGTTCTGCGCGGCGGTAGAGTCGTTCTTGACCAGGACACGGTCGTCATTTGCGAGCGTGACCCCGTCGATGGACAATGCGCCAGTCGCGCTTGACTCTGTGTACTCTCCCGCGGACCATGTGAACCCTAGAGTATCGCTCGAAGACGACGTAGCGGCTTCGCAAATCTCTTTGGGGTCGATGCCTTCGATTGCAGAGCTAACGTAGCCCGTGGTGGCGTAGGTTGCGCTTGCGCTCGACTGCGTCAAGTACGTGTTGGTTGCGCTCGACTGCGTCAAGTACGTGCTCGCGACCGACGTACTCGTATCGTAGTTATCTTCGATAAACTTCTTAGTCGCAGCGTCTTGGTCGGCGGACGGATCTTTCAATCCTGTTATGGCGTTAGCGCCCATTGCAAGATCCGCCGCGGCGGTGCTTATCGCGTCAAGGGTGGGCAATCGCGCAGCGGCGACGGTTCCTGAAATAATGTCGGATGCTTCAACATTCGACTTAAAAAACTTATGGGACATGGGTCTCTCCTAGTGGATCCAATAGTCAGTACCATCACAGACTACTGTAGTTGATTCGAGCGGCGTCAAAGTTTCGCCCGCGCTATTTCCATCAATGTTGCCCCCGCTAGTGTCGACAATTACAGAATTGCTCGTCCCTATATGTTTTACGCGATACTCCTTCCCGCTCCCAACCGTCGAAGGTTGAGGGAGTGTAATCGTGATCGTTGCCTGCGAACCAGGATCACCGTAAATCACGCTATCCGTCGCCAAGACTGTATAATCCGCAGTCTTGGACACTACTGTAAGCGCACCGCCCGCGCTGGCTTGGGCCTCAACAAATGTTTTAACCGCCGCGGCACTTGGTATATCCGTAGTGCTCGCGGTGACCGCTTGCGTCAGTACGCCTGATGCAATCGTGGGTCCGCTCCGCACGACGGGCATCCCATCGGCAAGCGCATCCCATGTTAATGTCTCGGATTGAGCATAGACTTTCTTCGCCGCCTGTTCTAGGACGCCGTCACTATCCAGAGTGGCCACGCCGTCAGGCAGGGCTTTCTCAATCTCGCGGACCCACCTCCCCATTGAGGGGGTTGTAGGGTTGTAACTGGCCGGAAGGATGACGCTGGCCCCGTCGGGCGTATGTGTCGAGGTCGCAATCCAGATATAGTAATCTTCTTGTCCAAGGACCAACGCACCTATGCCATTGGTTAGCCCGTAGACGGGGGTTGCGGCCAAAGTGGCCAAAGTGGCCACAGGGGGTAGCAGCGAGACTCTGCCCGATGCCGATATAACCCCGTCTTTTGTTTCGACGAGGGTGGCCATCAGATGCTCTTAGACCTCATTGTCGTTGTGACGATGGTGTCTTTCGTGTCCCCGCCGCCTGCGAAAACAAGCTGAAACGCTTGTATCGTTGGAGACTGGATCATGACAGTATCACTCTCACTGATACCCGCGGCGTGCTGCTTCCACCCCGCCCTATCCCCCACTGGCAAAATATTCACGGTGGCAGTGGGGTTCGCGTCCGCGCAAGTAAAGCTTATTTGCAGCTCGCAGAGCGATGGGTCGCGAGGCAAATCCCCGCGATAAAACGTCTGAGTGGCGCTACCATCAGCCGCGGTCGTGACCGTTGTTGTAATCGTGCTTATCCTCATATATATACCCCTACCTTCTCCAGGGAACCGTCGCCCAAAATGCACTTAGGGGGTTGGTGGCATCTTCGTCATCAAGCACCTCCCCCTGAGCATCCTCCCCGTAGAGTTGTCGTAAGCGGTCGTCCGCCGCCGCGTTAAATTCAGCATTGTCGTCAAAGCTCACACGATGAACAAATGAGCTTTTTCGCAAAACTGTCTCTGCAATCCAAAGAGACATTACAGTATCGTCGTGCGTTTCGCGACCGAGACCCCACAATTCATTGATCAAAGGCTCCAGCATTTCGCGGTCTTCCTTTGTCTTTGACGGTAGAATCACTTTTCCGTTCTCGAATAACACGCTTAGCGAGGGCACGCCCTCCCAGGGGTCGGCTTTCGCCCTACCCGTTGTGATATGCGGCTTGAGGGGTAGGTCTGTTGATTTCTGTAGGCCCAGGTAAATCAGCTCGCCAAAATTGTTTTTCTCGACGGCGATGTTGCGGACGTGCAGCCCAAATTTGTGAAATTCATGTTTCACGATACCTTCGAGCTGCGCGGGCGTAAGGCCGCGCTCGCGGCGAATGCCCATCAGATAGCGGTTCCCGTCATTGTCACGCGCCCAGGTAATCCCCACTGTGTAGTCAGTGTCGCGGTTCTCGGCGTGCTTCGCGTCCGTGACCAGTGCGAGATCCCATCCCTGGACAACGTCGAGCCCCGTCACGTCTGGGATCTCGTAGAAGCTCAGATCCTTTCCCCGCTCCATCGCGGCTTTGAGCCACGCCATGCGGAACGCTGCTGCACTGTCATCCTGGACTTCATTCTGAAATTCTCGCGAAAATAACACCTGACCGATGGCCTGGCGCTCGCGCAACAGATATTCAATATCCCGTTCTTCGGGCCAGAGCACCTCGGGCTCGCCCTCGACAATGACGCCTGTAATGACCTCGCGCCCGCGAGCGTCTTTCTCTAGCTCGAATCTGTACTTATCCGGCCACGTCAAAATTGCCTTGTCCGAGATAACCCGCCACGTAGGGTCTGTCAGCATATGCCCATAGAGATCCCCGTGGTGCTTGCGGGTTCCAATAACAATCATCGTGCCCCCGCGCACGAGCATCGGCCCGATGGTGCCGCGAAACCACTCACGGGTCTTTTGGCGCTGGCCTTGAGTGTAGACCGTTTTGTCATCCTCGATGTCATCGCAAATGATCAGGTCGAAGTGACCACCAGTAATCGCCCCACCACTGCCCACAGCTTCGAGCGTAGGGTCCACGCTATTGAGTTGGCGGGCGACGTAGACCTGGGTGGCCATCCAGCGGTCTGTGTCCGCCTGCAAAAAGGGTCCGAACCCGCTCTCTGGTGAGCTGCACCAGTCTTCGACCACCCGCTCGGATTCGAGCAGGCTCTTAACACGGCGCATCCGTTTCTCGGCCTGGCCCAAGCTCTCAGAAATCCAGAGCACTCGAATGTCGCGGTTTGTGCATATCGCCCAGGATGTGAGCGTCACCGCGGCCTCGGTTTTGCCGTGGTCCCGCGGAGCGAGGATCAGGCATCTGGCCTTGTCCATTGATTCTTTTGCCGAAGCGATGGTGGTGTGGAAAGTCTCTAGCCAATTCTCGCGGTGTGCGGCCCATCGCATACTGCAATAGAATGTGTCGAAGAACGTAGGGCTCTCTAAGCTGAGCGCCCGCCGTCCTTCGGCACTAGATAAAAGTTGGGCTACTACTTCCGACATTCACAAAATCCGGTCCATACCAAAACTCAATTTCTTCGGTGCTGCCACCGCACTTTTCGCAAAATCCCGGCGTTTTCTGGCGATGATCGCACTCGAAGCAAATCAGGTTTTTGTCCATATGGTTATTGCGAGCAGTATCACGGCCAGGAGGCAGCAAGATAGCTCTACGGTCCTCGTCCATTTCAATTCCGTCCCTTCAATCACCCCTTAGCTTTATGTGCGATACGGAGAATCGCTAAAATACTCATTCTCGCCCGCAGGTTTTGTGCCGAAATCTGGTCGTGCGTATGCCTCTGGCCCAATTTTCTTTAGCGTCCCTTGCTGCACCATCTCGTCCAGCTTTTGCCTGACAAGCGCCTCCCGTTCTTTTCGCAAAGGCGTTTTTACTTCACGGCCCTGCTCAACCGAATACCCTTCCTGCCCATCGTCGCCCAAGTAGAATAAAGCATCATCAATACTTATGGCGTTACTGGCGGCAAGTGGGCCTTTGCCGGGGGTCACAAAATCCATCACTTTTTCGGGTGTAATCTTGCTTAGGATTGATTCGGTGGCCGTCGAAGCGTTCTCCTCCGCCAGGCGGTACTGTTTGCCCTCTTTCACAAGCTCGCCCCCTTGAACCATGCTTGTAAGCATTTTTGTGTGCTGTTGAACCGTGCCCCCAAATGAGTATTTTAGCTCGCTCGCGCTTACAGAGTTAGTGCCGGATCCCTCCTTTAAGAAAGAAACAAGGCTCGCGGGCGTTAAAGCCGCTTTCTTCTCCGCGATGGCCTCTTCTATCGAGATCTCACCCATCTGATCATCATCAATCACCACGCGGGCAATGTGCTTGCGTCCTGCGCTTCTTACCTCGTCAAGCGCCAATCGCGGGTCTGCCGCAATCAACGCCTTCAATTCGCTCAGGCTCGTGGCGTCCATAAGCGCCGCTATCGGCTCGCTGGGGTCGCGGTGCATATTCATGTCCCGCGCTTTCTCCGACCGCCATGTTAGTTTTGCCTTGGGCGCTTTCTTCTCCGCGATGGCCTCTTCCACGTCAATCGTCTTCGTGTCCTTGGGCGCGTCGAAGATGCTGGCCTGTCCAGGCGCGGCGGGTTTTGCGCGGCCAGTGTGCTTCGGGGCCGCAGCTCCAGGTATGTGCGGGGCTTCTGCCTCACCGAACATTGAAAGCTGGCGCTGAGCATCGCTGCGTCTCTTCTTTGGCTTTTTTGCCTCCACCACCACCCCGCTGAACCCGATCTGTCCCTTGGGCTCATCGTAATCATACTTGAAGTGCCCAGGGCTCCCCGTGCGCTTGCCCTTGCCGCTGTATCCGCCGCCTCGGGCTTTAATTATATCTGAAAAGGTCATAGGAAGTCCTTTGGCAACGGCCATTTTTTCAAGGTTAGATTGAAGCCCCCATATGCGGGCAGCGTGGATCTCTAGCTGCGCAGAAAGCACCCTGGGGTGTATGTGAGCACCCTCGATAGGGCGTGCGTGCTCTAGTTTCGCTAATTCCCCTCTCTTTACTTGCACAAGAGCTGCCTGCACGTCGCTAATGTGCGCCACAGCCGCCTCATACCCAGGCTCGTCTTCTTCGTCCATTTCGAGCCTGTCTAAAAGAGTATCTAGCGCCTCCCATATTCCTGTGACAAAATCGCGGGCCGTGCCTTGCGCGATATTCACGTCGGCTTTACCACTCACAGCATGTCCCCTGCCCATGTTCCCGTGATCGCTAAACCGCACCTTCACATCCGAAAACAGGTCTTCACCTGGCGCTTCTATGGTGACGTAGGCGCTTGTGGCAGACACACCTGTGCCAAACACCTTTAGGCCCATCGCTTTTGTCCACCCCTCCAACGCCTTCATCTTGGGGTAAGCGTCGGGCGCATACGCAAGCTCCGTCATATCCTCAACAGCATCGACGGAAGAGTCCTTTTCAGCATTGAAATAATCTATAGCCGCGGTATTCGCTGCGTGAATACGGGCCGCACCGCGGTGCTCTTTCTTATCCCGCCCCTTGGGCTCATCGTAATCATAGGTGTAGTGCCCAGGTGTGCCCTTGCGCTTGCCCTTGCCGCTGTATGGCTTGTTTTTGGTGAGGCTTGCGAAGGTCATGCTCATGCTAGGCCTCCATCCCTGGACGTAAGTAAGACGCACCTACCCCCTGCCCCCTTCGTGCCTATACGAGGGCTCTGGGGCAAAGGAACATTGCTACACCGTACCAAGTTTGGTGGCGGCGTGCCAGTCACCAGTGCCGAGTAGGCGTTCATGTTGTAATCCTATTACCGTCACGAAAAGTAACCACTTGCCGCCGCCTGGCGAAAGCTTGTCCCCGTTTCGCTCCCCTCATTCGACAACCAGGGTAGAACGTTCCCGGTGTCCATCATCATCGACTACATCCACGATTTCA